GTTACATTTCCAGTCGCTGCTGCAACGGGATTAGACGTATTATTAGTTTCACCTTCTGCCTTAGCAGGAGCTATTGAGAGAAGACTGATAAGGAGACAGTAGTAGATTCCGTTTCTATAACTCGATCTATTTCTGTTAGTTCGATCACCTGACTCGCTGCTCTTGTTACTACTTCTAGTGAGAAGTCTGAACCAGCTGTTGTCATGTTGAAGATTGAATCGCTGTCTACTATTCCTCCAGAGGTTGCTGAGGTGTGGGTTATGTTGTCCCCAGACCATTTGTTTAACGCTGCTCCATAGGTGGTTGTTGTTATTTCCTCAGTAATATCCTGAGTTGTAGTGGTAGTACTATTCATAGACCCTTGGGTGAAGTTGGGTTGTACTAACTCAGCTTTTACTACCGTGGGTGATACCAGTAGGAAAAGTAAAAGCCATTTGTTCATGTTTCTTTCTTTTTAGCCATAGGACAGTCTACGGTTGAGGGTTTGCCATTGCCATTCTTATTGCCAGTGGTCAAACCAAAAGTTGCCAGTGCTCCCGTAAACACGCTGGCAACAAAGGTGATATCTGAGTTACCAGCTTTTTTAATCATTGGTAACTCCACGTAATTCATCGTTATGATTCAAATAAAGCCCGACCAAACCACAACGCCTAGACGTACAAAAGTACCAAGAATCTGTATTTGATGCTCTTGGTCTTCTGCAGCATCTTTAAGCTTGCTTAAGAGGTTTGGTTTCGGGCTTCCTTTTTTTTCTTCTGGTTTTCCTTCCATTTATCTACTTTCTTTTGTAGGAATTTCTGTACTTGCTTTTTAATCTTGTTAAAGAAAGGTGTAGCAAGAGTAGTTGTTGCAACCGCTGCAACAGCAGCATAAGTTGCAGTTGCTACTACTTCAGCAGTAGGTAAGGGTAGATCTATTTCTATTACAGGTACTCTCAGACTAGGTTGTACTGTCTGTGCTGTTGTATCTGATTCAGATTCTTCCGGTGCTTCATCTAGTTCTACTCCAGCTGGTGCTTCCAAATTACCAGGAGGGATGACAATCGGTGGAAAGACTGGCATCTCAGCTGTTGGTTGCTTTAAAGGAATGCTAGGCATATCTAAAGCTCTAGGAAGATTAGAACCAGCCAGACGTATGGATGGTAAGTCCACTAGGCTATACGAGCTTTCCCTGCAGTGATAGCTGCATCAATTGCAGTAAAGTTTTCAGTTGTCCAGATAGACGTAGTTTTATCAGCTTTTTTATGAGTTTTTATAGCTTCTAAATGTTCTACAGCATTCTTTATACGGGATTTCCAATCATCCTCAGATTCCATTGGATCTTTACTGGTTTGTGTATTAATCCATTTTACTTCGCAATTAATAGCTTTCTTATACATAGTAGCTATTTCTGAATCAGTAAAGTCATGATACATCTTCAATTTCCTCCGTTTTAGTTTCTGCAAGTTCTTTTGCTTGGCGTTCTAGTTCTTGAAGAGCACCATTGATTTCGTTAACACGTGCAATGGCTTTATCTCTTTCTTGGATTAGTTCGTTTGCTCTTTCTTGTAGTTTTTCCATGTTTAATTAGGTGAATGTTTATTTTGCCTCTAAGGCTTTTACTTTTGCTGATAGTTCTTTAACGGCGTTAACTAAGACAGGAACTAACCTTTCATACTTAAGACCATAAGCTGTGTCATCTTCATTGAGATTGACTACAAGCATGTCATCTTTCTTACTAGCAAAGCCATCAGCTTGCTCTACCGCTAGTACATCTTGTGCTAAGAAACCAATATGTTGTCTTGCTCTTTTCTTTGAACCGTCTGGTGTTCCTTCGGTTTTAACCGTACCATCTTCGTTATATTCGTTATACCAAACTCTCTTATCCCATCTATAGGTTACAGGTTTTAATTGTTCTACCCATTTTAAACCATGAGTAAAGTCTGTAACATCTGTTTTATCTCGTTTATCTGAAGATGATATAGACGTGTCAGCGCAATAGAAGTTAGCTATATTATTATTACCTAGACATATGTTATCATTACCTCCTGTTATAGCTCCTGATGGGCTACCAGAGTCACCAGCTTCAACACCTATAAGTAGATTTCTCTCACCATAAGTTACACTCCTACCAGCCATACCTAGTATTATGTTGTGATTACCATTTGTTATGTCATCACCAGCATCATAACCTATACAAATATTCTGTTGGCCAGTCGTCACACCATTTTTCATGGCACTATAACCTATGGCAATATTTTTTTCTCCAG